GTGTTAGCGGTACTTTATTCGCAAGTTTAGATGGAGGCGCAGTAGTTTCAGGGACGGCAGGAACTTTTCCTTCGGCATTAAAAGAAGTTTTTTTTGGAAAAAGAGAAGATTCTGCAGACACACTACAATGGAACGCTCGCATCCGCGCCGCCGCACTCTACACCACCCGCCTCACCGATGCCCAACTCGCCGAATTAACCCGACTATAAATGCCGACCTTCAGAAAATACGCCTTCCCCAACGAAGCGACATTCACAGCGCTACCAGTGCCGCAAGGCTTCGCAGTGCCGCTGGGTGAAATAGAGGGCACTTACTGCGTCGACATTCTTTGGGATGCAGAGCCGCAAGCCGACTACCTGCCCTTCGAGTGCTGGCCTCCGCCTGTCGGGGTGCATACCTTCCTTGGCTGGGATGACCAGTACGGCAAAGACTACACCGAGCGCGACGACGTATCTAACACACTAAACGAAGATTAACAATGATCGACTTCCTCAAATCCATCGGCATCAACCTCGGCCTAACCATCGCCGGCTTCTTCGGCGCACTACTGCTCGCGCCAAAGATGAAGAACTGGAAAATGCAGCTGATCGCCGTCCTTTCAGGCACGTTATCCGCAACCTACATCGCGCCTGTGATCATCGGCATCCTGAACATTAAAGCGCCGAACATCGAGTACGGCCTCGCCTTCATCGTCGGCTTTTCAGGCGTCAAGATCACGGAGGTGCTGGAAGTGCGAATCTTGAAGCTACTCAAGACACCAACCAAACCATAGCCATGAAAATAACCCGACACGCAGCGAATGTTCACACCTTCGACTGCGAAGGGAGGGAGGCGGAGTTTCTGCTCATCAGCGACCTGCATTGGGACAACCCGAAGTGTGATCGCGACCTGCTAAAGAGCCACCTCGACGAAGCCGTGCGCAGAGGCGCAAAGATCATCATGAACGGCGATACCTTCTGCCTGATGCAGGGGCGCGGAGATCCACGCAGGGGCAAGGATGAAATCAGGCCAGAACACAACAAGGGCAACTACCTCCAAGCCGTCGTAAACGACGCGGTGAACTGGTTCAAGCCATACGCTAAGCATATCGCGCTGATCGGCTACGGCAACCACGAGACAAGCGTGATCCGCCATGTCGAGTTCGACGCATTGCAGATGTTCGTCACGCTGCTAAACCACGATTGCAAGACTGACGTTCAGCTTGGCGGCTACGGCGGCGCAATCCTGTTCGGATTCACGCACAGTGCTAAAGTAAACCACCGGACACGCTTTGCGATGCACTACTACCACGGTTCAGGCGGAGGCGGCCCAGTGACCAAAGGCGTCATCCAAGACCAGCGAATCATGGCGATGGTCGAAGGCTACGACTGCACTTGGCAAGGGCACGTGCATGAGTTGTATCATCACGTCAACGTCATCACCTACCTCAACCGAAGCGACTATATAATCAAACAACGGCCTCTGCACCAAATTCGTACAGCGACATACAAGGAGGAGTATCAGGGAGGAGTTGGTGGCTTTCACGTTGAGCGAGGCAGGCCGCCGAAGCCATTGGGTGGCTACTGGATGAAGCTGAAACTGATCCACCTGAACACCAAGAAAATAGACACCCGCGTCATTGATGCGACGTTTACGACGACAAGCACCCGATAGGGTGTAAAGTGGTAGGAGGTGCATTGATTCGTACCTGATGGGGTGCAAAATGAAGGCGAATGATATTTAATTTTGTGACCTAATCAGGCATTATGCGAAACATCAAATACCTCGTAGTCCACTGCACCGCAACACCGCACTCAACGACGATCGATTCGATTCAGAACTACTGGCGGACAAACCTGAAGTGGAAGTCACCAGGATACCACAAGGTCGTCAAACCCAACGGCGAAGTCATCACGCTGGCACCGGATGACACCGTATGCAACGGCGTTGCCGGCTACAATTCGGTGAGCCTACACATCAGCTACATCGGCGGCGTTGACAGCCGGGGCAACCCAGTTGACAATCGCACGCAGGGGCAAAAAGACGCACTCTCACAGGTGTTGCATGAGTGGCGCGCCAAGTACCCAGCGGCCAAGATACTCGGCCATCGCGACTTCCCGAAAGTATCCAAAGCCTGCCCATCGTTCAATGCGACACAAGAGTACGCTCATATTTAGCCTGCTGCTTTTTGGCTGCTGCCGGAAACCTGCGGAGTTGATCCGCACGAGCGCCGTTGTTCACACTGATCGGCAAGTCGTGACCGCTGGCAGCTTGACGGAGTTGACGCTTCCTGACCTGTGCGACAGCGCCGGGTTGATACGCCGCTTCACTTTGCGCGACAGTGCTAAAACAAGCGTTCTAAGCGTCGCAAATTCAGGCAGTGGCATTGTCATACGCCTGCGCAGAGATACGGTCGTAGAGCGCTTAATAATGCGCGACACGACAATCGTAGATCGCACTGTCGTCGTTCAGCCGAAGAAGCGCAAAAGCAGGTGGCCGATACTGCTAATGGGGGCGATTTTGGGACTGCTGGCGAGCGTCGTTTTGTTCGCTCGGTTGAGGTAAGTGCGGAAAATCAAGGCTTGGAAATCGGGGGCGTTGGACAAGTTTTGTCCAAAAGTGCCCCTACGCGCTGGAAACGCAGAAAAAAAAATAAAAAAACATTTGGAATGTATATATATATGTATGTATATTTGCATATACCAATTCGGTAGCAACTAACCCTCTAAACCCCAAACCAAATGACCAACCAAACCCCATCACCAATCGTAGCCTTCGGAGTTTACTATGTGCCGAACCGCCAAGGCAAGATGTTCGCAAACCTCAAACCCGAACTTCAGCAGGCGTTCAATTCGCAAGACGAGGCCATCGACTACTGTCACCACGCCAACCAAGGCGAACCGCTTGACGAACTGCACATCGGTTATCGGGTCTATCCAATGCAATGGATTCCTAAAGGCGTAACTGTACGCTAACCCAACAAGGGGCGCGACTTGTCAACGCGCATTCTTTAACCCTCTAAACCCAAACCCAATGCAACACGACATCATCACCCAAACGCCTGTCACGATGGACAACGGCAAAGTCATCAACGCACACATCCACAAGCTGCCGAGCGGCATGTACGCAATGCACGCCGACTATCCATTCCAGCCGAACACCAACTCGACGCGAATACGTCAAATTGTAGACGCACTTTTCCGCAGCCAACACCGCGACTGGTTTCGCTTCATCCGCTTCCAACGCTCATCAACACCTCTACCAATGCCAACCTTAAACCCAACCAAACCATGAACTTCATCCCCGCATACCTCTACGCGTGGCATCGCCATATCCGCTACATGCTGGAACGAACCGCAACGCCTTCATCCAGCGAAACCAAAAGGCCGCTGACGTTCAACTACGAACTCTACGGCCGCTACCTTCAAGCACGTCAAAACCTTCTAAACCAAAATTAACTATGCAACAAGCACCAACCCTTTGGGATCGCATGAGCGCCGAAGACCGCGCAGCCATAGAAAGCTACGAACACGTACACAGCAGGGATTTTTGCATCGACTTCCTCAAGAGCAGACAGTTTTACACACTCTGCACCTATATCGAAGTACACACCCTGCTAATAGTCCTGGGCAAAGACCGCACCCTGTCTAACTTCCAAAACCTATTCTACTAATGGCCAACCTACTTTTAATCCTTCCCTTCGTGCTGTCAATGGTCTACATGATGGCTGACTTCCACGACCGCTGGTGGTGGTACATATCATTCTGCGCGCTGCCTATTATTTATTTATGTATATTTGCATACCTAAAACATACCAATGAACTCAACAAAGAAGATGACACCTACACTTTCTAACCAGTCCAAAATGCAACTTACTTCTGTCTACTGCGAGGCTGACACCCTCACCCTATGCCGGGCGCGATTTGGCAGCATCCGCGCCGCGTTGAACTTCGCTGCCAACCAACCAACTAAACCAACAAAAAATGCACCAATTCAAAACAACGAACATTAAAGGGAAACCCTACGTCGAAGTAGTCGAGCGCCTCAAATACTTCCGCGCAAACTTCGCCGATCACTCCCTCACCACCGAAGTCGTGCAGCTGACACCCGACTTCTGCGTACTGAACGCACTCATCACCGATCCCAATGGCCGCATCGTCGCCAGCGGCATGGCGCAGGAAGACCGCACCAGCAGCGCGATAAACAAAACCAGCTACGTCGAGAACTGCGAATCCTCCGCATGGGGCAGAGCGCTCGGCAACTTCGGCATCGGCTTGGAAACAAGCATCGCATCAGCGGAGGAGCAGGCAATGGCACTCAGCAAAGAGCAGATGCTGAACGACATCCGTATGCAGTACCACCACATGCTGTGCGAAAAAGTACCCGATCTCAAGCAACGATTCAAGCTGGAGGCACGCGAGAACTGGGACATCGCCAAGTACGAATCAGGCTTAAAATATTTATCCACCCTTTAACCCAACACAACCATGAACAACGAAACAATCACCTTCACCCCACTGCCAAAAAAGGCAATGACAGACCAACAATTCAAGCTTGAACTAAGCAAGTTCAGCATCAAGCAACGCGAGGAGCGCAGCCGCTTCGCCTTCGAGCAGTACCAGATGAAACTGCGTTTTAAGGCATCGCAGCTGAAGGACAGAGAGGCATTCATCAACGCACTGAAAGGAGGCGACCAATGCTGACGCTTCCAACAAACATCGACAAAGCCGAAATAGAGGCGTTTGTTAATCACGTCACCGCTGAAGTCATGGATGGCCACGTCGATCCGCTCTCCGTTCACATCCGCTGCAAAGCGGTTGTCAAGGCGCTGGAGGCAATCATCGAGCGCACCGAAGATCTGGCCAAAGACACAGCCGCGACCTACGGCAAAGGCGAGTTTAAGTTCCACGGTGCAAGCGTTCAGCTACGCGAGCCGCGTGACATGCCGGACTTCAACCACGATCCAGTCTGCGTTGAACTGGCAGACCGCCTGAAAGCACGTCACGAATTAGTTAAGACCGCGTTTAAGATGGCAGACACCGCCGCCATCGTCGATCCCAACACTGGCGAAGTCGTGCCAGTGGTACCAGTGAAGCCAGCCAAGACCACTCTAACCGTTACCTTCAAATGACACCATTAGCCTATAAAGTTTGGTTGGCAGGGCTGAGCCTTGCTAACCTGCACGTCGAGCAAGCCAACTGCGAGTTGGTGATGCGCATCGCCATCAACCACACCGTACGAGATTCAGCCGCAGACAAACTGCGGCTGGTCTTGGCGGAGTTAGATAGCCGCCAAATCAGGAAGGAGGCAGGAGTATGACAGCTATGCAAGAAATGTTAGAGTGGGTTAGGGCAACAATGCCGATGGACTTGGATGCAGTACTGCTTATTGAAGAAAAGATTAAATCTTTGATGGAAAAAGAGAAAATGCAAATTATTAATGCTCGAATAGATGGAGATACTTGGAGTACTGCTATCAAAGAGATGCGGACAACTTATGCAGAATTATACTACAACGAAACATATCTATACCCAACCCAACTATGAATAAATTTTTGCTAATCGCAGGCAACAACTACGACAGTTGCCACGGACTGGAAGATTATGCAGGAACCTACGACACCTTTGATGAAGCATTTGAGGCGGGTGATAAATTAGTGGAGTGCGATGATAACAACATTGACTGGTTTCAAATCTTGGACTGCAACAACCCAACTGGCTACTATTCAAATAGCGAACACAGAAACAAACCGATAACCTTTAAACCAACCCAACTATGAACGACATCGAATTTATCTTTGAAATTGAAGACAAAGCAGGTAGCTTCGAAGTGCCTATGTACTTTTCCGCACAGGATTGGTTTGATGACGATAGCGGTGACATCCCTACACTTCACTACACCGACATCGGATTTGACCAGCGTCAGAAGACCATCATTCACGACCTGATTAGGATGAAAGGCACCGAACACGATGGTGGCTTGCTCAGCGAAATGCAGAAAGCGGCCGACTGGTGGGAAAGTCACAATGCTTAATTTTACACAACTATGAGAATCACAAAAGACGAAGCGTACATTTTGGCCAGCGCATTAGACGAGGCCAAATACGAAATGAACACGGCTATTTGTTCGCCTGACTTTCCAGTATTTGAGGCCTTGACTAAATTGCAGGAGAGGCTTGCAGAATTTGGCAAGGATGAGCGCAGGAACGGAAGAAAAAGCCAAAACAGCTATTATGACATTATTAAACGATATTCCAAACAAACCTTAAACCAAACCAAACTATGAGCAATTACCAAAAGAAAGACGGCGACATCAGCGTCTTCACCAACAACTCCGACAATGCCAACGCTCCCTCGTGGAAGGGCAACCTACTGCTCAATGGCGTCGAATACCAAGTCGCGCTGTGGCGCAAGCAAGGCGCTAAGGGCGAGTTCTTGGCCGGCAACGTGCAGGTCAAGCAGCAGCCATCGCCGAACAGCGCGGACTACTACGCTGGCAAGCCGAAGGCAGAATCGCACAATAACCTAAACATCCAAGACAATGGCAGCGACCTCCCATTCTGACCTCGGCTTAAAGCTAAGCCTGCAAATCGACGGCAAGCGCATCAGCATCGAAAGTGACGACAGCGAACTTACTGCTACTGAACTGGTGGAGTTGTTTTACGACCTTGCGATGGCTGCAACCTACATCGACAACAACATCATTGACGCGATGCGAAAGGTCGCAGATGAACACGACCTGCGAGGTCGCAATATGACTTAATGTTGTATATTTGTACCAGAGTCAGAGAGCGGAGTCGAAGCCAATCAATGACGTAAGCAAAGCCGCTACCTTGGCCTGCCCCGACTGCCTTCGACCAGTCGGGGCGTTTTTTTCTACCAATAAATTCAACAATCTTCATGTCCATTAAAGTATCAATTTTTGATAGCCACCGCAATACAACCCCGATAAATTCAGGCGACCTAAACACCGTGCTGGCCAACATTAAAGACGGCAGATGGCAGGATCACATCCTCGCATATCGAACCGGCAAGACAACCAAAGACAAATTACCCGCATTCACAACGAGCGGAGAGTTCAAAGCGCGCAAGTCCGATCAGCTGATACAGCATAGCGGTTTCATATGCATGGACATAGACGAACAGGACAACCCAAACATCGAAGAAGGCGCGGCAAAGCTGCGATACGATCCATTGCTATACGCCATGTTCCGAAGCGCTGGAGGAAAAGGCTACTGCGCCATCTTCCCGATTGATCCAAATAGACACCTCGATGCATACCTCGGCCTTGAAAAGCGCATCGCCGACAGGTATGAACTGATAGTAGACCGCGCATGCAAAGACGTGACACGCCTGCGCTACGTCAGCTACGATCCTGACCTATACATCGCAGAGAAAAAACCGGCACGCTTCAAAGATTATCTACCTAAGCCATCAGCGCCAGTGCGTGCGCAGTACGTCGGCAACGAATCAGATAGCGACTACATGATCGCCCAAATTGTAAGTCGCAACATAAACCTATGCGAAGGCTATCAAGACTGGTATCGCGTCGGCTGCGCCTTGATAAGCAAGTACAAAGACGATCCAAAAGGACTGGATCACTTTCATACACTGTCGCAGATGAGCGCCAAGTACAACGCGCAGAAGTGCGACGCTAAATACGCCGAGTTGCAACGCTCGTCGCGACGCGAGATAACATTCGCGACACTCGTTTACATGGCGCGCGCCGCTGGCGTAGAAACGCAGACCGAGCAGACAAAGCGCATTGAACGCATGTCGCTCATTAACCGCGCACGCGTTGGCGTCGCTGGTGGCTTCAGGTCTACAGACGACGCACGAAAGGAAACCATAAGCTACCTGACCGAAGTAGACGGCCTTGAAGACGTAGAAGAACGCGTGACGCAGGCTTTCGCATTGGAAGAAAAAGACATCGAAAAGCCAAGCGCCGATGAGATGCTCGACGCGCTGAAAGCATTTATCGGAGGCATCAACATTCGCATGAATGAAATAACACGCAACTACGAGAAAGCAGGAGATCCAGTGACCGACCGAGAGCTGAACACAATATACCTGCAAGCCGTTCACGCCTACGGATCAAAGGTGAAAAAGCAACTGGTCTTTGACATTATCGATAGTGAAAATACATCGCGCTACAACCCATTCATGGAGTTCTTCGCTAAACACGCCTCACGTCAACCAAGAGGCAACTTTATCCAGTTGGTGGACTGTATACACGCAAAAGGTCATGATCCGTTCTACGTCGCTAATTTTCTTAAAAAATGGCTACATGGCGTAGTCGCATCCATGCACTACGACTACTCCGTCATCTGCCTTGTGCTGACAGGAGCGCAAGGCATCGGCAAGACCAATTTCTTCCGATACCTGCTACCCGAAGAACTGCGCTCGTATTACGGTGAATCAAAACTCGATGCCGGAAAGGATGATGAGATTTTAATGTGCAAGAAGATAATACTGTGCGATGACGAATTTGGCGGAAAGAGCAAACAAGAGGCGAAGAAGCTGAAAGAACTTTCCAGCCGCCAGACGTTTACAATACGCAAGCCATACGGCAAAGTGCATGAAGAATTGCGACGAATAGCAGTCTTGTGCGGCACGTCAAACGAGGCCGAAATAATAAACGATCCGACCGGCAATAGACGTATCGTGCCTATCGACGTAGTCAAAATTGACTGGGATAGCTACGAAGCCATCGATAAAATAGACCTGTGGGTTGAGATATACAACGAGTGGAAGGCAAACCCGAAGGCATGGTATTTGGATACGCAAGACACGGCGTACCTAAACAACAACACGATGGACAATGAACAGCCAAGTTTGGAGCGAGAGTTGATCGTCAAGTATTTCAAGCCGCCAAGTACAAACGTGCAAAAGTGGATGACCACAAGCGAGATAAAAGTCTACATTGACATGAACTCACGGCAGTCGTTGAGCCTCCATAAGCTTGGCCAGCAGCTGAAAGCACTCGGCTACATCCAGCAAAGTCGCAGGGAGGAAGCAGGCAAGTGTCCTATCAAAAAATGGCAAATATGCCCCAGCGACTTGGAATCGTACATTCCCCCGATTTTGTAGTAAGATGTAGTTACTACAAACGCACTTTTGAAACCCTATATGCGCGTGAATATTATTCATATCGTCATCATATAATACATACTCTTTTTATTAAAAAAGTCTTACTACACTTACTACAAATGCAAAAAACACCCTCCACGATATTGCAAAGGCCGTTTTTTTGTAGTAACTTATCTTGCAAAAAACCTACTACAAACCAACTACAAGTGACTACACTTCGACCATATCAGCAAAAAGCCATTGAGCAGTTGCGCGTTGCCATTGGCGAGGGCAACAGGCGCGTGATCCTCTGCGCTCCAACAGGTGCCGGAAAGACAGTAATGTTCAGCGCAATGGTGCAATCCGCGCTAAGCAAAGGCAAGAAGGTGCTGATCGTCACCGACCGCGTTGAACTGCTGACGCAAACCGATGGCGCACTGACGCGCTTTGACGTTTCACCAATAGCCATCAAGCAAGGCAAAGCAAAGCTGCAACCATCAACATGCTACATCGCGATGATTGAATCGCTGAACAGACGAATGGCAAAGGCGGAATACGAAAAGATGATGCAGGATATTGACCTGGTAATCATCGACGAAGCGCACAAAGGCAGCTTCGACAAACTCTTTGCCTACATACCCGAAAAGGCAACAGTCATAGGCGCGACAGCAACGCCGCATCGCGAAGGCAACCAAAAGGCGTTGAAGGAGTTTTACACCAAAATAGTCGATCCTGTCACCATCCGCGAGTTAATAGACGAAGGATACCTTGCAACGCCAACGACGTACAGCGTGCCAGTGGACTTAACAGGAGTGCGAACCTACAACGGCGACTACGACGCGGCGCAACTGGGGGCGGCGTACAGCAAGCAGAAAGTCTTTCGCGGTGTCATAGCCAACTACCTCCTTTACTGCAACGGTAAGAAGGCACTGGCATTTGCGCCAAGTATCGCGTCGAGTAAGGAACTATGCAGCGAACTGCAAGGCGCAGGGCTGCCAGCGAGGCATCTTGATAGCACGATGAAGCCTGATGAACGACAGGAGGTGCTGGCGTGGTTTAAGGCAAGTGCAAACGGCATCCTGTGCAACTGTGGCATTTTAACAACTGGCTTCGATGATCCAAACGTCGAAGTCGTAATCCTCTACCGGGCGACAAAGTCACTGCCGCTATACTTGCAGATGTGCGGCAGGGGCAGCCGGGTGACGCCGACAAAGAAGGAGTTTACCATACTGGATTTTGGCAACAACAGGGAGCAGCACAAGGCGTGGGAGTTTGACCGCGTTTGGATGCTGGAGAAAAAAGCCAAGAAAAGCAAAGGCATTGCACCGCAGAAGAACTGCAGGAAGTGCGGGTATATGATGCACACGTCGCTGACGACTTGCCCTGCGTGCGGCTACGTGTTGCCGGTAAAAGTCGGGGAGATGGGCGAGGAAGTAATCTTGCAGATTAGCGACAAATACAATTCGAGCGATTTTAGAAAGATGGCGAAGGAAAGCACACTGGAAGAGGTGGCGGCATTGATTAAGCTTAAGAAAATCAAGCTGCACTGGGTGCTTCATAACATCATCAAGGACAAACAAACCGCAAAGAAATTGCTAAATTTGTGCGGTTACCGCATGGGGTACTTCTTCTTCCTGCAGGAACTTAAAAACGATCACGGCCAACCACTATTCGCATGTCTACAGAGTTCAGACTTCAATCCCAGTGCTTCGTCTATCACTGGAATAACTACCAAGCAGAGCGCGGACTACTCTTTGCGGTGAACAACAACAGCAACAACAGCTATCAAGGCGCAGTGATGAAGGGCATGGGCGTTGTCGCTGGTGTCGCGGATATGCTATACCTGTCGCCAACAGGGATGATAGCGCTGGAGTTTAAGACCGAAACAGGGCGGCAAAACGTGGCGCAGAAAATTTGGCAGATGCAGATTGAATCCGCCGGATACAAATACTTCATCGTCCGATCACTCGATGACTTTCTCAAAGCAATCAACAAATCAACCACCAACGAATGACAACAGACGAACAAAAGATTTGCGAAATATGCGGAACACTTGGTGAAATAATCAAGACAGAAAATTTAGCACACTACGCTAAATGTGTTTGTCCAAAATGCGACAAATGGCTGGCTTGGGTTAAAAAACCTGAAAATGAAAAGAATCAAAATCGTGCAGAGCATAAGAAGCTAATTAAATTAGTCAATGAATCTATGCGTGATTTTTGCTGGAATTGCAGTCGTGATAAACAATGGTTAAGTCAACTAAATCCTTCACTGCATCTTGTCGCGCATCACATTATTGAAGTCTGCAACGGAGGTCAAGATACTAAGGAAAACATACAAATATTATGCAATGAATGTCATTCAGACGTTCATCACAAACGTCAAATACACCAGCGATATAAAGATATTTTACCAACAACCACCAACCAATGAACAGACAAAGGGAGTTTTACTACTACGCGGAGCAGGTGACGAAGCGCACAGGCGTTGGCCTGCGTAAGATGCAGAGCCAAGACCGCCACCGCGAAGTCGCGGAGGCACGCTACTGCCTGATTTACCTCATGCGCCATAAAATGAAATTGACGCTGATGGAGATAGCCAAGCTGATGCGCCGCCACTACTCGACAGTACACCACGGCTTGGAAGTCATTTACGTCCTGCAATCCACGATGAAGATGTACCCATGGCTAAAAGAAGTTAAGCGCTACGAACCGCACAACATAATGCCAAAGAATACTATGTATATTTGCCATCAATGTGGAGGCACGCTCGATCATACTAACGCTGTACACCAGCGGCAAGCTGCGTCAGATAGCGCGCCAGCTGGCAACGCATGACCTTGCGCCAGACCTCGAACATGAACTCGTCATCCGCTTATATGAAAAGCCAGCCGATAAGATTGAAGCAATGCACGCAGGAGGTTACCTCAACTTCTACGTCGTGCGCATGGCTATCAACCTATACCGAAGTCGCAACTCTAAATTTCAACGCGACTTCCGACACAATGAGCTGCGTGAGGAAATCACCGAGATACAGCTGGAGGCAGCTGATGAGCCGTATGACGATAGGCCTGATGCGATTTTTCAACGCGCGCTCGAAGTCATGGATAGCTGGGCAAAAGCCGGTGCCTACCCCTACGACAAACAGCTATTCCTCCTGTGGCTTGAACTGGGTAACAAGAAACTCATCGAGCGCCATACCAAGATACCTTGGCGATCAATTTCATACACCATTAACAACTGCAAACAAAGATTAAAACATGAACTTGGACCTGATTACCATCTTGCTTTTGGCGGCTATGACTGCCTTGGCGATGAACCGCTATAACGTACTGCCATCGTGGTACTACCGCTACGCCAAGTGCAAGCCGCTGACGTGCATGACGTGCCTTGCCTTTTGGTGGGGTGTAGTCCTGACCATCGCCGCGTCAAATATACCTTGGCTACTTGCTATTCCTGTCGGTCTTTCCGCCGCCGGGCTTACGGTGCTGATCATTAAACTGTCGGAGAAATGACACTTGACGAAGCCTTGCAGGTGCTTTCAGTCAAGCACAAGCTGGACAACTACTACGCATCGCAGACGCTATCCCTGTCGCCAAGTGAGGTGGGGATGCTGGACAACATTGCCAACGCAAACGGCTATGCAAGGACCAACTGGTGGTGCGGATCTTGCGCAGTGTCACGCTTGCAAGAGATGATGGCCGATGCACAGGAATCGCGCGCACGATTTGCGAGTTAATGATATTTACTACTATGCCACTACCTACACCTGCAGACAGCGAAAGCAAAACGGACTTCATCCAGCGTTGCATGGGTGATGACAAAATCGCCAGCGAGTTCCCAAGCCAGCAGCAGCGCTACCTTGTTTGCGCGAGGCAGTGGGAGGCAGACCGCAGCGCCTTTGCTGATACCTACGCAGACTACGGCGATGGTGTCAAGAACAACGCCAAGCGA